CGCGCCGACGATACTCGTGGTCGAAGCAGTGCTCGTGTCCGTGAAGGACGCCTGGAAGTCTCTCAGACTCATGTCAGGTTACCCTCGCTTCCGTGTTGAGGATCTGGTCCACCTTGCGCAGCGGAATGCCGAGGAACTTGTACTCAATCTGAGTCAAGCCCTCCTCGACCGACAGAGCATTATTCGACTTGGCTAACGCCTGAATCTTGAGGATCGAGAAGATCGTGCGGTTCATGTAGAAGGCACAACGACCAGCCGTCAGCGACGGCAGACGGTCGATAGACCTGCTCAACAGACCGATCAGATCGGCTGCTACGTTATTCGACGTGATGGTCGTATCGACGTTGCAGATGCGCACTGCATAGCGCCAATCCTTGATTGCGAGACCGCACTTCCACTGCCAATGCTCACGATAGGCGAGCATGCGCGCGCCGCCCACACCGGCGACGTTCTCAACGACCTGCAGGCCGAAGTCCGTGTGCGTGATGCCGGCCTTGGAAGCCTTCGGGAAGATGCAGGCGATCGAGGTCGGGCCCCAGCACACAAGCCAGATGGACGTGTTGACGGACGCGGAGCCGCCACCGTCGAGAATGTTCTGCTTGAACAGGCCGCCGGAGATCTTGTTGTAACGTGGATAGAAACCGCGGAATACCGCTGGTGCAACCGTCGGATCACCGTACATCAGGAGCTGGGAAAATCCTTGATTCATGGTCTCCAGGAAAGCGTCCGCTTCACTCATCCGGAATGCGGCGGCCTGCCCGTTCAGCTCAACGAGATCCTTGTCGACCTCCGAGAAGGCCTCGATCATGGCCGTCGCCTCATCCACATTCATCGTGGTCGACTTGGACGGCGTGATTCCTTGATTGATCGAGCGCGCCATCGCAACCGGCAAGCCAGTGCGCTGCACGACCCTGTGGCCGGTTGGCAAATTGCCCTCTTCCCAATGCGCGTCGGCGATTACCTCGTTCTTCTGGGCGAGGAGTTCCACGATCACGGGGATCTTGCCTTCCGGATCGACACGAGTCGCCCAGTCAGCAAGGGTCAGGACGTTCGAGGCAACGGGTGTCTGTGCCATTCAGGTACCCCTAATTCGTCGGCTTCCCGCCGTACAGGATCTCGGCAGGCGTGCGCTTCACCGGCGCAGGACGCGCTTGGGCGGTGCCGACGAACGTATCCTCAGCGAGACTTTGGCCGACCACCCGCATCATGTTCACGAATGTCGGATGGTTTTCAAAAGGACGAACGAACTCGGCGAATGCCGGATCGTGATCAGCAAAGAACTCGCCGCCGATCTTGGCCGCTGCCAACTGCTCTTTTGAGTAAAGGCGCTCTGACTCAGCGCGCATCGTCTTCTGGTTCTCAGCCTGCTCAGCGTCCCAGCGCGTCTTTGCCGCCACTGCCTGAGCGCCGTAGTGGTCGACCAGATCCTGGGCGCTGATCGTCAACTTGCCGTCGACGACGTGGGCCTTCAGAAACTCGTCGAGCTGTGTCTTCGCCTCTCCGGGAAGTTTCAGAACTTTCGGCAAGTTATAGTCGACGGGTCCTGGCTGCGGTGGTGCAGCGGCTTCAGCTGCTGGCGGCGTACTCGGTGGAGCACCATTCGGCTTAGTGGCTGACGCTGTCTCTGCTGACGGAGCGGCTGCTGCCGGTGCCGGAGCCGCCTGAGTAGAGAGAGGGCTGCTCAGCGGCTGTGCCCCGGTAGCAGCCGTTGATACGTCAGTCGATTGCGCGGGCTGGTTTTCTGCCATCGCTGGGTCTTCCAGAGATGGCCGGACTCTACAGCCCGAGGGCTATTCGAAAGGGCGACATCGGGCGACAGCGAGTCGCCTTATAATCGCGCTCCGTGGCCTCTCAGCTGCTAAACCAGAAACGCGCCTGCGAGTACCTCGGCATCTGCAAGAAGACCATGCAGACGTGGCGCAAGTTTGGAGTTGCGCCCCCGCGCTTCAGGATTCGTAAACGGTTCTACTTCAACCGCGAGGATTTGCGCGAGTGGCGCCGTCTTATGGACGCTTGCCGGCCTTACCCGAACTTGCGATCTCTCGGCGACGCGCTTCGCGAACTCTCTCAACTGCAAGCCACAGTTCAAGGTCCGCCTCTTTGATCGCTCTCTCGATCTGAATGCCGATTGATCGCCTGCCGGCAATTTGAGCGAGGAAGTGCGGTTCGGTGGCGAACTGTTCCTCTCCGTGTCCGCACATTTCCAGTAGCCGCACCACGAACCGCAGTCCAGCCTCCGTCGATACGATGGCGCTGAGGTCATTCTGCTCCTGCAGTTCCTTCGACTTCAGTTCCGCCGTGCGGCGCTTGATCTGCTTGATGTTGGAGACGCTGCTCGGTTGTTCAAAGACCGGTGGAAGCTGCTCCCTGGCTCCTTCCGGGTCCGTCAGCTCCTCTGCGGTCTGCGGTGGCCTGTAGTCCTCGGTCACCGGTTACCTCCGCCCACGGCGCCTGCTATCGCGTCCAAGGCGCTGCCGCCACCGGCGACAGGGGTCTGCGATAGCGTCTGCGCCGTTTCAGCGTGCTGGCCCGCAATCCCTGCCCGCTGCTGGGCTGCTGCGGCCTGGGCCTGCTGATCCTGCATCTGGTGTCTGAGCTGTCTGATCTTGTGAACATCCGCGTCTGACCTGACCACGACGGGCGGCACACTCGTTGCTGCGGCGGCTTCCTCAATCATCCTGTCGAAGTCGACTTTGTCCAGCGCCGGATTCTGAGCAGCAGTTTCAGCGATCTTCGCGGTGTTCTGCACGAATCCCAGGAACTGTTGCAGGCTACCGAACGTGATCGCGTTGATCGCGTTCGCCAGGATGGACGTATAGTGGGCGTGGATCTTCTGGCCGCGCAGCACCGGCGGCACAGGGCCAACCATCCCGCGATGAATCATCTCCCAGAGCAGCCACTCGTGCAGCGGGTCGAAGAACTCGAAATTCAGCTGCTCAAGCACTGGCCCAAGCATCAGCAGCTTCTCCTGCTGCCTTGCCCTGACCTCCTCGGCCGTGATCGGCTGGCCCGTCTTGTCCTCCTGAATAAACATGGCAAAGATGTCGGAGAACGTGACGGACTTGATGCGATCCTGCGTCTCTTTGATGTCCTCAAGCAGCAGCTGCGGCTCCGGCTTTATAGTGTAGACCGGCTCGAAACCGACCTGGCCCTGCTCTGGGGCAACGAACGTGACGCCACCTGGCAGCATCGAGGTGCGCTGATTCCGAAGGGATGGGTGGGCGCGCATCGGCGGGTCAACGAGTCGGTCGATCGCCTGTGCCTTGCGCTTCTGTTGTAGTTGCAGGGCGCGTGCATCCCCCAAAGCGTCCATCGCCGGCCCGCGGCCGTAGACGTCCTCAGCATTCTGGTACCAGCGCGGGCACCAGACCGGGAATTGCCTGAACCCGCCTATGCCGAGCGTGCCGGTCACGTCACTTGACTTGTTGCCACCCGTTTTGCGGTTGGTCGGCTTGCCGAGAGAGTCCGAGAGAATCAATTCTGGCTCGCCGCCGCGCTCGTAGTACACGCTTCGTATCGGCATGCCGTTGGCGCCGAGGCTGTAGACGCCGCTTCTCGTGCGTGTGCGCTCGTCGTTCGTGATGACAGCGTGGGAGAGCTGCACCCAGACGTGGTACTGCTCGTTATTCCACAGACTGCGGGTTCTGGCGCTGACGTTGCGCCAGGACTTCTCATCGTCGAGCTTGCCGAGCGGGAGCACCCATTTCTCGACGATCTGCTGCACCGTCCACTGGAAATCGCGGAAGAACGTGTTAACGCGCCGCTGTGTGTCCTGAGCAATGAAATACGAGCCGATCGTGTACGGGAAGAAGTGCGGTTGTGGCTTGTCCCATGGCCATTCCCTGCCGATGGCCATGACGCCGAAAGTGCCGAACTCTCCGTAGCCCTCGAAGGCCGCGTTATAGAAGTTGGAACGGCGCAGGATGTAACGGGCCTTCTTCGTGCAGCGTTCGAGAAACGCTTTGACGGAAGGTTCCTCCATCAGATCCTCGTCCTCAGTCGCATACTTCGACCACGGACATGTCGGCGAGGCA